TTGATTTATTTTAGTCTCACAAAATCCCTTTTAAGGAGTAATAAAAATGGTTGCAAATGTCGCGTTTTCGATGAAAAACAATCCGTACACCGGCGAGGAAGGAAATCGCTCGGCAGATCACGGTTCTCACACCCTGGCAGCCGCTGCAATTGCGGATACCGTCGATCTTCTGCCAATCCCCGCAGGTGCAAAGTTGCTGGGTTTGCACATGATCAATGCCGCTCTTGGCGCGGGCGCAACTATTTCGCTGGGCTTCCGTAATAAGGATGGCTCAACGAACGCTGCTGCATCTGCAACTGCCTTGCTTGCGGCAACAGCTGCGGCAACAGCCGGTACCCGAACTGCATCGGTATTCGTTCCGATTGAGTTCGCAGTAGACGCTGTTCTGTATGCAACAGTCGGCGGCGCAGCGGCAACCGGCCGTATTGATGTGATCACCGATTACATCTACAAGGGCATGCTGTAAGCCAGCAGCAACACAGTCGTAACGTAGTCAACAAAAGGGCGGAGAAATCTGCCCTTTTCTTATTGTGGAGGGCGCTATGCCTAAGATCAAATACATCGGTAAAAAAGAATTTTTCCCTGATTTCATCGCGCAGTCTGGCAAAAGCTGGAACGGATATGGCGATGTGCAGGAAGTGACAGACGATCAGGCCAAGAAGCTTTTGGTGCATGACGACGAATTCGCAGAGCAAGGCGCGCACGATGCGCTGCTGATTGAGCAAGCCCAAGAGGCTGCAAATCTGGCACAGATTCCTGCTCCTGACAATGGTGTGCCGCAGCCTGAAAACCCCGGCGTTCCGGAAAGCGCAGGGCTGGCAGATGCAGCGCCAAAACAAGCATCAGGCGTATCTGCTGATGAGATTTCTGCCATGAACAAGGTAGAGCTGACTGATCTGGCATCAGCCAACAGCATCGGAATCAATCCAGCCGCACCCGTTGCAGCGCTGCGTAAGCAACTCATTGCCGCGTTGATCACGGCTTAATCAGGAGATCAGCATGCTCGTATCAGCAATCGTAAACCGCGCTACGCGGCTTTTGCAGGACGCAACCAACGTGCGGTGGCCGGAGGCTGAGCTAGTTGACTGGCTAAATGATGGTCAGCGCGAGGTTGCTCTCATCCGTCCAGATGCTTCGGTAGTCAATGCGCCGATGACACTTCTGGCTAATTCGACAAAGCAAACCCTTCCAGCCGTAGGCATTCGTCTGCTTGATGTGGTGCGCAATATGGGCGCTGACGGCCTAACGCCCGGCAATGTGGTTCGTCTGGTCACCCGCGAGGTGCTGGATGCACAGATCCCAACATGGCATGTTGATGCAGGAATGGCAGCAATCAAGCATTTTTGCAACGATCCGCGCGACCCAAAGCACTTCTATGTTTACCCACGTCCACATGCGACAACTGTCGTTCAGGTTGAGGTGCTGTATTCGTCAGCCCCGGCAGACTGCGTGTTGCCAAGCGCCACGCCCGCTGCTGTAATTTCGCTGGACGATGTCTATGGAAACGCCTTGCTCGACTACGTTCTGTACCGTGGCTATAGTAAGGATGCTGAATATGCGGCCAACGCGCAACGTGCTGCTGGTCATTATAGCGCTTTCGCATTATCGCTGGGCGTTAAGCTAAAGACCGATATGGCGACCGCCCCTCAAGCATTCTCGGCTCCGTATAACCCGGCAGTAGCTAAAACCGGAGCGCCAGCATAATGGCTGCGACGCTATACGGTGACTTTTTGCCTGGCATCTTGGTTGATGTCCCCGGCTGTCCGGATATTGCCGTAGAGCGCGAGGTGCGCAATGCGGCTATTCAGTTGTGCAGGAAGTCGCTGTGCTGGCGTCAACAACTCGATCCAGTGCAGGTTTTTGCAAATATCAGCGGGTATTCGCTGGATTCACCTCAGAACGAGGCGCGAGTGATCAAGATCTACGACGCGGTGCTCACAACACCGTCCGCAGACCCGCTTGCATCGCCTGATGTGCGTCAGCTTTTCCCGAAAACACCGCAGGCCTTGGATATGGCATCACCTGGTTGGCGTTATCCGCTATCAGCAACAACAAACCCTTATCCGCTTCCGACCAACTGGTACACGCAGGACGACCCGAGCCAGATTCTATTGGCCGGTGTTCCGGCTATGGACGGTTCGCTGACCATTCTCGCCAGCCTTGTGCCGTTGATGACCTCAACCGGGATTGACTCATGGGTTGCTGAGCAGCATTACGAAGCGATTGTTCATGGTGCAAAAGCGCGTTTGATGGCAATTCCACAGAAGCCCTGGACTGATTTCAATCTTGCCGCATGGCATTCCGGTGAGTTTGATAAGGCGATCGGAAGCGCAAATGCAGAAGCCGCACAGGCATTTCAATCAGACGCACCAATCCGGACAACCGGATATTCAAAATAAGGGGTTGATATGGCAGTTCCAACAGTAGCAGTAACGGCGGTAATCACGGACCAGTCCGGCGCGGTCGTTCCGAATGCAAGAGTATCGGCAACGCTTAATCGCAGTGAGACATATGCGGGTTTCGTGGTGGCAAGCCAGATCACTGCAATAACAGATGCAGCCGGTACCGCCATATTAAACCTGTTCCCAAATCAATTGGGATCGCAGGGCAGTCAGTACAACGTGAAGATCGTTACGCCGAATGGCAAAACGCTCAACATGACAGCAACCGTGCCAAATGCGCCGTGCAATCTGTTCTCTATTGCATCGTTGCCAGCCTATCCCGGCAAGCCAGATTCGCAGATTGCGATTGATTCGGCAATCACGGCGGCTGGCCAGGCTGCGGCATCAGCAACAGCGGCGGCTGCAAGTCAGGCGGCTGCACTGGTGATCTATGGCAATACGACTGCCATGCAAACGGCTGTCAGCACCACGACAACGAATGCAACCAGCGCGGCAAATAACGCAACATCAGCAGCTACCAGCGCAGGATCGGCATCAACAGCAGCAACCAGCGCCGGATCTTCAGCGACGGCGGCATCAGGATCTTCATCAACTGCATCAACAGCTGCTACAACCGCGACCAATCAGTCGAATACAGCAACAACGGCCGCCACCAGTGCTGGGAATAGCGCGACTACGGCAACAACGCAGGCGACCGCCGCCACAACCGCAGCTACAGCAGCGACCACTCAAGCCGGTATCGCCACGACGCAGGCGACAAATGCGGCAAATAGCGCATCATCATCTGCAACAAATGCGACGGTGGCTGCTGGATCTGCGATATCGGCAGTAACTTCTGCTACAGCAGCGGCGACATCTGCAACCGCATCCGCATCAAGCGCATCATCCGCGAACGGAAGTGCTGTTTCTGCAACAAACTCAGCGACGCAGTCGGCTGGATCAGCATCATCGGCAGCAACATCGGCAACAACCGCAGCTACTTCAGCTACCGCAGCAGCTGGAAGCGCAACAGCGGCTGCAACTAGCGCAACCAGCGCAGCCAATTCGGCAGCAAGCATAACCACAAGTGCAACGGCGGCCTCAACTCAGGCATCGAGCGCTGCAACAAGTGCGGCAGCGGCGGCATCTAGCGCGACAGCGGCAACTAGCGCAGCTACGGCAGCAGTAAATTCACAGAGCGCAGCGGCCGCAAGTGCCACCAGTGCGGCATCGAACTCTGCTGGTGCGGTAGCTATATATGGCTCGATAAGCGCAGTAAATTCCGCTGCGAATACTTCATCAGCGCAAGCATCAATTGCTTCAACAGCCGCCGCATCAGCGCTTTCTAGTGCTGGAACAGCGCAGACTTACAGCAACGCACTTGCCGCAATCGCATCGCAAACCACCATAGTTCCAGTAACCAGCAAGACTATCAGCCCCTTGGCGGCCGTAGATTCATACACTTACGATCTAAAAAGCGATACCGATGAGGGCGGCTGGCGCTCACATACGCTGAGTGCGAAGTGGCGCACGGAATCAACAACCGCGACGGGTAAAAACTTGGGCTATTTCGCAAATGAAGCTGCCGCACGGGCAGTATCAGGCGCGACAACTGGCGACTGTTATTTCGATACAACTGCTGGCCTGTTCAAAAGCTTGAGCGCGGGTAGCGGAACAGCAACTGTTTATCGTGGTTCGCGTCAAGAAATGCCGGACATCCTCGGTCTAAGCCTGCACGCGAACTTTCTGGCAATCTGGGATTTAATCGACTCCAGCATCCCTGTGTGGAAGGTTTTGCCATTTGGTGCGAATTATTGTCTCGGCGCTGGCACGCCATACTCAGTGTGCGCGAAACAGGGCATTGTTATCGTTTCTCAGGCCGGACAATTGACCTTGCTGGATTTCACCAAGGATAAAGCCATGAAGGTGAATAGCACCGGCGTTTACACCTTCAGCGGGTCGTTAGTGAGCGGTGAAACAGGTGTGTGGACGCTGACAAACGCCAGCCCGTCCTACGATAATACTTTTGTCTCTGCGCTGCTTGTCATTGAGCCTGCAACTCCGTCTGATAGAGTTACTGGCTTACCAGTGCCTAGCGTTGTTTTCGGCTGCGGGAATGTTCAGCTTTTAAGGATGACTACGAATACCGTGTCCATTCTCTCTGCCGCCCCATGTTCCAATTACCGAAATGCAGCGATTACTCAGACTGGCGACACAATTGTATGGAACGTATATGGCAGCATTCTGCAATCTGTAAAAATCAACAATATCACTACAGCGGGAATTGTGCAGTTTCAATTTGATGACGCAATAAAACAAGCGAACTACGGCGCTGGCTCTTTGAAGGCGCTCGCTTCGTTATATGCTATCCAGCACATGAGCTATAACTCTGCCACCCCGAATAACTCTCTGCTGTGTCTCGCGAATACTGCTGCGTGTTCTGGTTGGATTTTTGGTTCTACATTTGGCGCGTGGATGAACGACACGCTTGCCGCCAGCGTCACCGCGACAGAAAAATGCCCTACCGTGAATTTCGCGGGTGGAAACGTCGGCTGGCTTCCAATAAACCCGGCCATTTCCACCATTAATACCACAGGTGGGACTCTTAACGTAGTGACAACTGCCGCTGGAACGTGTGGGGTATACGCGCCAATCAGCGTGGTTAAGGGGCAGAGTTACAGCTTACAAGGTGATTTTGTATCGTTCTCAGCAACAGCAACCTATCGCGGGTTTGGTATCGGAACGTACGCTGGTTCGTTTGACGTACTGGTTGCTTACCCTCAGGTAAATACCGTAATTGGTGAGGACTTCAATTTCGTGTCCCCCATTACTGGAACTTTGTATGTAGGCGCGATGTACCAAACTGCTGCAGCAGGCGCAACGGCTTCGTTTAACAATTTCTCAATCAAAGAGGTTTCCGCGAACCTCGCTGCAAAATGCCCTGCTGAACCAGCAAAAAATGGGTATATGCGAATCGTCGGCACGTTAAACCGAACTGCGGTGGCTGCTGGCGCGCAGCTCGTTGCTTACTCAGGTTTTTCAACGGCGAACTACGGCTTTGTTGATACATCAACAGCGGCAAACTTTGAGTATGGAACTGCTGCGTTTTACATCAACAAAGAGGTGTTCATCACTGCAACACCGACCGCGAACGAAACGCTCATCGAGCGTGCTTATTTCACTGCTGGGGCATACTCAGGCGCGCACTTTAGCTTATTTGTTGATACCGCTGGCAAGTTGAACATGCTGGTATCTGACGGCACGAACAGCCTGACCATCACCAGCACTGCTGCGCTTCCAACCGGCGACTACCTCAACGTGCTGGCTGGTTATGACGGCACGAATTTCCGTCTGATGTCCAATGGTGTTGACGTTGCTACGCCTGTTGCGCGTGGCTCTATTGGCTCGTTGAATAACCTGAATGCGAGCATCTATGCAGGTATCAATGCAGCCCTGACGCTTCCTGCTCCAAGTATGAAGATGCTCCAAGTGACAACCGGCAAGTACTTCTTCTCGAACGCGCAAGCCGCTTTCGTTTTCGAAACTGAACGCCTGCTTTTGCAGCCCGGCACTCAATGTACCATTGACGGCACGGGCACGGCGTTGAGGATGGTTTCTTACGATAAAAAATCCGGTCTGACATCTGTTGTTACCGATTGGGGCGTTACCGAATTCGATGGCCTTGTGCGTTCTGGTTCTGCACAAGCGAGCGTATTCAACAACAGTGTAAACAGCGTTTCACGGGTTGGTGATTACCGACTTTTAGCTGGTGGATTGGGTATTCAGATTTACAAGCCAGCGCAGATACTGGCCGAAGAAATGCGCCGCAGCACAGACCAGCGCCTAGCCTTTGGTGAAATTCTGGAGGCCATAGATTTTGATGCAACGTCTGGACAGACCGTTTTTCCACTGCCGATTGGCTATCACCCGAAGTTTGTTTATGCGGCTGGGGCGATAAAGCGCCTTGGCTCGACAAAGGACTACACGATAACTGCTGATGCGTACACGGAAAGCGTGAAGTTTGCTGTTGGGCGAGCTGCTGCCGAGTGGGTTTCTATTCTGTGCGTTAGGAAACCATTGTGATTCACTGGCTTCGCTCTCTATTCGGCGATAAAAAACCGGTTGAAGTTAATGATTGGAAGGATGAGGACGTTGTGGTCTTTCTGCATAAGCATAACCTAAAAGAAAACGCTACGCGCCCTATGAAAGACATGGAGGTTTGTTACCCATGCCCAAACGAGGAAGAGGATGGTCGGTGCGTTTACAGACGCTGCATGCTGCCCGCAGAGGAACTTAAAAAAAGGACACCAAAATGATTCAGATAGATGAACTTAGCAACGAGGTTATGACGGACGTTGACATCAGCAATCGAGTTGCATCGCTGATCGAGGAGGCCTATCCGCTTGGCAATGAGCTGAAGTTGATGCGCATGGCGATTGCAAACCCTAATGATGATGCGATTCAAAACCAGTTCGCAAACTTTCACGCCGATGTTGAGTTCATTCGTGAAGAAGGGCGGCTCGCAAAGCTTAAGGCTGCTGATATTCGTATGGCTATCGCAGTTGAGCGGGGCAATCCGGACGGGCTTTCTATCACGAAAGAGGTGCAGGATCTGGTTGATTTGCGTGCCGCATCGCGACCGGCGATTGAACCTGAACCGGTTGATCTGTTGCAAACTGATCTAGTTAACGCATTCGTCACACTAGCGTAAGTAATAATATACCCACATACCAAGCCGCCTTCGGGCGGTTTTTCTTTTGGTGAAACCATGACTCTCATTGCGCTTAAAGACTTCTCCGGACAAGCGCCTCGCGTAAACCCGCGTCAACTCCCTGCAAACATGGCACAGAAGGCAATCAACACGAAGCTATGGGCGACGCTTGAGCCTTTCCATGACGTGGCTGCCGTGGTTACGCCAACTAAGACCGGTGCGAACATGTCGATCTACCGGCTCGGTCAAGGACTTGCAGAGACTCAGTTCTGGCTAACTTGGGCGACCGACGTAAATGTTGTGCGCGGGCAGATTGCTGGTGACACGACGGAGCGGACTTATTACACCGGCGATGGTGTACCAAAAGTGACTGACGCGACACTAAGCACCGCTGGCGGAACGAATTACCCAGTCTCATCATGGACACTCGGCCTTCCAAAACCTGCCACATCACCAACACTGGTTGTTTCTGGGACTGGCGCCGGGCTTCCGGAGTCGAGGATCTACGTCTACACCTACGTTTCAGCATGGGGCGAAGAGTCGCAACCGTGCCTAGCCTCTGCTGCTGTTGATGTGCTGGTAGGTCAGACTGTCATGCTGTCAGCAATATCGGCCGCACCAACTGGCGCATACAACGTGGCGACGAAGCGGATCTACCGCTCAAATACCGGGACATTCGGCACCCAGTTTCAGTTCGTTGCCGAAATTCCCGTCGCGACGGTTACCTATGCGGATGTAATCGCCGGTACAGCGCTGGGCGAAGTGTTAGCAACAAGCACCTGGGCGATGCCGCCCGCGAATTTATCGGGTTTGATCGAGCTTCCGAATGGCGTAATGGCTGGATTTGCTGGAAACGAGGTGTGTTTCTGTGATCCGTACCATCCTTACGCGTGGCCCATTGCATACCGGCAATCCTGCTCTTTCCCAATTGTGGCTATCGGGCAGTATGGTGGCGTGGTAATCATAGCTACTACCGGAACGCCGTACATGCTGACCGGCGCTGATCCAGCAAGCATGAGCATGACTAAGCTGGAGTTGCAGCAGGCATGCGTATCGAAGCGCTCTATGGTGAGCATCGGGTCTGGTGTTGCTTACGCCTCGCCGGACGGGCTGGTATTCGCAACCGGTGGCGGCGCGCAGCTGGCGACAAAGGAATATTTCACCCGCGATGAATGGCAGGCGCTGGCACCCGCATCGATGCACGGCTACTTGCTCGATGGCCGATACATTGGGTTTTACAACACCGGAACCGTGTCGGGCGGGTTTATTTTTGACCCATCAAACCCAAAAGACGGCTTGGTTATGCTCGATACCTATGCGACGGCAGGTTATGTTGACCCCGTTCTGGATGCCTTGTATCTGAAAATTGGTGCAAATATCGTCCGCTGGGATTCGCACGCCACCGCATTGAAAACAATGACGTGGAAATCAAAGGTATTCGTCGCGCCAAAGCCGTGCAGCATGCCATGGGCGCAAGCAG